TAAGAATCCTAAACAAGCTATTGCAATCGCACTCAGCGAAGCAGGCAAGTCAGCTCGGTTTAAGAAGTGAAGATCAGAGAGGCAGCAGGCATTATTGAAAGGATGGGTGTTGCAGGCTACAACAAGCCTAAGAGAACACCAAACCATCCTACTAAAAGCCATGTCGTAGTCGCCAAAGAAGGCGACAAAGTAAAGACAATCCGATTTGGTCAGCAAGGAGTAAGCGGTAGCCCTGCCAAAGAAGGAGAATCCAAGGCAGATAAGGCTAGGAGAAAGTCATTCAAAGCTCGCCATGCAAGCAACATCGCTAAAGGCAAGATGAGTGCAGCATATTGGGCAGACAAGGTTAAGTGGTAATTGGCAGCAGAAGATGTCGCAGTAGTAGAACTAGCTAATTGCCCTAAAAGATTTAACAGTTTCCAGCACAAAGCAGATGAATTAAGGTTAGTCTACAAATTCTTGATAGACCTATCCAATCAGCTAAAGTGCTATGAGATCTACTTTATAGATAAAAGACCAACAGTTCACTAAGGAGTATTATGGCAAGTCTGTTAGACCTGGAGCTAGGAACACAGGTTATCCCGACAGAAAGGTCTGTAAATCCCTTAATGGATTTAGGCAGGTCGGTGGCTAGGGGTGTTCCTCAAGCCTTAACTGGATTTGTGGATCTGGCAGCATTGCCTTTTACATTGTCTGGTTTACTAGAACCACAGAATGTAGTAGGATCTACAGAATACTTAACCGCTAGAGGCCTTTTGCCACAACCATCTCAGAATCTGCTTGGGCAGACTACTGAGCTGTTATCGTCTGCTGTTACTCCTGCTGGAGTAGCAAAGACTTTTACAACATTAGCAAAGCCTCCAGTATTAACTAAATTAGGATCTGTAGAAGCACCAACAGGGATATTAAATGAAAAGCCAGCCTTCACAACCAAAGAAACAGGTGGAATCCTCGAAGTCGAACCTACAGGAGCTCAGGGATTCGCACAGCAAACTTTTGGAGCAGTTCCGACAGAAGGGATATATCCTGGAACAGCTATCTCCGCTAGAGGAGTCGGACAGTCTGTATATGGCATTGGCGAACAAGAGGCGAACAGGCAAGTTCAATCTCTCCTAAGCAATCCAGAAACAAACAGAGCATTTCAAGTTGCAGCAACAATTACTCAAGGCCAAGGCAGGGCATACAATCCTTTAATTGATATTCCTCCTAGCAGCCTTGCAAAACAATCTGGTATCGGTAGAACATATCAGATAGCAGCAGAGATGCCTGAGAATTATCCTAAAGAGCAGGTATTTCAGAGCTATCTTGCCGATCCAGAATATGCTCCAATCATTCAGCAACTTGGAATTAGAAACTATGATGACCTTGTAGAGGCTTCATACAAGCAACTAGAGAAAGAAACACAAGAGCAATTTAAAGCTCTGCCTGTAAAAATGTCATTTCATGATGGGAATCTAAACTATACAGATTCTCAAGAGATGTTAAGAGACATCATTGGTCATAATCACCTTACAGTATTTAGGGGTGGTGATCGGCATGAGTTTTTAAATAAAGTAGATAAAACTACAGGCTTAAATAGCAATGAGCAGTTCAGAGCTGTCCATGATTACTTTGGTCATGCAATAAAAGGTAATCCATTTGGGGCAAAAGGCGAAGAAGTAGCCTGGGCATCTCATGAGCAAATGTATAGCCCATTGGCAAAAATTGCCATGACATCTGAAACAAGAGGTCAAAACTCATTTGTAAACTATACCCCTGTAAATGCAGAACTTTATTCTCAGATGGAGGATTTAAGAAGGCTGCAACAAGAAGCCAGAGCCAGAGGCGATACAGAATCAATTAAATTTTTAGCTGATGAGCTAAAGAAAAAAGGCGATATGTGGGGTTATGCGAAGCAAGCAGCAGTAATCTTGCCAGCAGAGTTTACAAAGCCACAGTTTACTGGTGGTATGCCAGAGTATTTAATGAAGGCAGTAGAGCCTAAGTTTGGTGTAGAAGAAACACTTACACACTTTAGCAACAAGCCAAATCTAGATGTATTAGATCCTGCTAAATATGGATCTGGCATCCGAGGGCAAGAAGCTCGCAGACTGCAAGAAACAATTAACCCTGTAGCACAAAGATCTTATGCTTACAGAGGTGGTGTAGGACAGGTAACACCAGAGCCAGGACTAGGAATTTACCCTTATCAGATGAATGTATCTGGATTGTATGATCCAGCGACAGATCCAGAGATGCTTGGTTTATTGTCTACAGTAAGAAATACAACAAGTTATTTATCGCCCTATAACAAGGGATTATTAGATCCGCAGCAAAGATTGACAGATCTGGAGAGACTAACAAGAGAATATGGCTATAGAGGGCTATTAGACCCTACTAAAGCCATACTGTTTAATCCGACTCCTGTTCGGTAGGCTCATCAGTTGTAAGCTCATTGGCATCAAGCCAATCGGTAAAGCCACAATTAAAAGCAATCGGATCTAATTCCTCAAGGATGCGACTAGCACAAAATGACATCCCTGCAATTTCTACAGGGTAGCATTCATCTAGTTCATCTCTGTATTGGTCGAGTGCATCAGACTCATCAATGTAGGTATAAGACATAGTAACTCCTTCACAAGTTAAACATCGGATTTGTAGAATATCACATTAGTTCTACATTTGTATACTTATTAAAAACTGTTGTAGAATAGCAACACATCAACCATCAACCCACAGGGAATGGAATGGAAAACTCTACAGAAAACAAAAATTTAGGACTCGAATCGAGTGATAAAGGAGGCGGTCAGCCTGGCAATCAAAATGCTAGGAAGGGAAAGCTCTTTTATGATGCTCTCCGAGTTGCCTTAGTCCAAGAGGACAAAAAGAAACTCCGAAAGATTACCGACAAGTTAGTAGAGTCGGCAGAGAATGGAGAGCCTTGGGCAGTAAAAGAAATTATGGACAGGATGGATGGTAAGCCTGTTAATACTACAGAACTAAGTGGCACAGATAACACTCCTCTCAAATTGGTGGTCGCTTGGGAGAAGTAGAACTACTAGAGGATGAGAGACGAATCATCATCCCCTACAAGCCTAGAGAGCCACAGTTACAGATCCATCAGGCGATGGAGAAAGATCGCTTTGTGGTGGCAGTAGCCCATCGAAGGATGGGAAAGACAGTTGCAGCCCTAAATGAGTTGATTCGGTCAGCAATGAACAATAAGCAGCAGAATCCTAGATATGCCTATATAGCACCGACATATAGTCAGGCTAAGAGGGTAGCATGGGATTACCTTACATACTTTGCAAGACCACTAGATGCCAAGGCAAACATTGCAGAATTAAGGGTGGACTTCTTTGATCGTAGGATTCAGTTGTATGGGTCAGATAATCCAGACTCACTTCGAGGCCAGTATTTTGATGGTGTAGTGCTCGATGAGATCGGAGACCAGAATCCTAAAATCTGGAATGAGATTATTAGGCCTGCTCTTGCTGATCGCAAGGGGTGGTGTCTGTTTATCGGCACTCCCAAAGGCAACAACCATTTCAAGGAATTGTTCGACAGAGCAGGACAAGAAGAAGGATGGTCAGCCCTACAATTTAAGGCTAGTGAGACAAAGCTCTTAGATGAGAAAGAACTCTGGGCAGCCCGAAAAGAGATGGGCGATGACAAATACAACCAAGAGTTCGAGTGCTCATTTAATGCTGCTGTAGAAGGTAGCTATTATGGAAAACTGCTCAACGACTTAGAAGAAAAAGGTCGGATGTGTCCTATAGACAGAGATGATCTATGTAGGACATATGTAGCATGGGATCTTGGAATGGGAGACTCTACAGCCTTGTTTGTAGCCCAAGTAACAGGCCAAGAGATCCGAATTATGGACTATGTAGAAAATCATGGTCAAGGACTCGATTGGTATGTAGGGTGGCTAAAAGACAACAAATGGCATCAGGCCGAGCAGTTACTTCCTCATGATGTGGAGGTCAGAGAGCTAGGCACAGGTAAAAGCAGATTGGAAGTGTTGAGAGAAGCTGGATTAGATGTTCGGGTTCTGCCAAGACTTTC